GCCCATCACGTCTTGCTGCGCGTTAAAAGCCCGATAAGGCAGCTCGACGCGATTCATCAGCTGCTCCTGATTGCGCACCCGTGCCCGTTCGTTCGCGTACTGTTGACGCGCGGCCCGGTCGAGCGTGGCGATGCGCTGGTCAAAATCGCGCATCGTGCCTGCAAGGTCGGCGCTGCTGCCTGCGGCCGCGTCGCGCCTGCCCTGGCGCTGCTGCGTTAGCCCGAGGCTTTGCAGGTAGGCCGCCTCGGTGCCCGCCCCTTGGCTGGCAATGCGTGCGGCAACCTCAGTTCCGGCGCCCCCAATGCCTCGGGTGCGCATGTCTTGGATAATGGCGTCATCACGTGCCGCGGCGTCGCTCTGGATGCGCCGGTTTTGCGATTCGAGCGCGGCGAAGTCCGCTTCGGTCATTCCGTCGCCCATGACGTCGCTGTAGTAGGAAAGCGCCGCGTCTTGCGCCTCGCGCGCCGCGGGGTCTTGATCGATCATGTCGCGGACGTCGCCCGCGTAATCGGCGATTTCGTAATCAAGCTGCGTGCCGCTGTAATCGTACACCGGCGCTGCGGATTCGAGCTGCTGCATCCGCTCGGCTTGCCCGCGAATGCCCGCTTCAAGGTTTCGCGCTTCTTGCTCGCGGCCCATTTCGCGCATGCGGTCGGCGGCCCGCTGCGTGCGATTGATGCTTTCGCGAATGCGGTCGATCTCGGCCTGGTTTGGGTTGCTGGCCGTCACGCCTGGCGCCAGCACGCCCTCGTACATGGCAATGTTTTCGTCAAGCAAACCCTGCTGGCGTTGCTCGAACGGCCGAGCTTCCCGGTCCGCAAAATAATCGTCAACGCCTGGAAAAATGCCGGCAACACCTTTGCCAATGTTCCCAAACGCGCGGCCTAGTCGTCTCCCAAATCTTGCCATTTTACGCGCTCTTCCTTTTTCCAAACACCACGCACCAAATTAGCATTGCCGTCGTTGCGGGGTTTACATCACCGCCTGCATCGCTGTCAAAATCGAGCACAAATTGCGTGGTCGTAAAGCCAAGCGGGAGCGGGCTCGTAATTAGGCCGCCACCGTTTCGCGCGGTTGACAGAACGGCGTAATCGGTGCCTTCCATCTCAACGCTTAAGTCCACAATTAAGTTGCCGCCGCCTGGGTATGCGTTTTCAATGTTTTTGCTTTGAAGCACGCGCGCGCCACCACTGCCGTCAGTCGTAATGCGTGCGCGCGCTACCGATTGCATCTCAGCCGATTCCTGGAATGCGCGATTAAACGCGGCAAGAAAATCGATAATGTCGTCGCTCCATTCGTTTAGCCGCCTGAAAAGGTCGCGCAAAAGCTCATATTGCGCGGCCGGAACCAGCGGCGCAAAATCGTCTACGGTAAGGTCAAGCCCACGCGCTGGCACTGGGTTAACGGTCATCGCTTGATCACCTCTGTTTCAGGGTCAAACGTGACCGTAACCCCCTGCAAGCGCCACTGTGCTTGCGCGCATTTGCATTCCCACGAAAGCGTAAGCTCCGATGCGCGCGCCTTGTTTCGAGGCACGTGTGTAAGCACCTTGCCGGGCCTGGCCGTGCCGTTAAACGGTTCTATCCAAGGCTGAAAGCCCCACGCGCCGCGCCATTGATCGTTAATCGTTAGCTGCTCTTCGTCTGAACTAAGGTCCGTTGCAAAGCCTGCCAGCCCGCTTTGCACGCGCAGCGCCGCAAAAAGCCACGACACTAAATCGTACTGCTTGCCAATCGCAACCAAGTTTGCGTTTCCATAAAGCGGCGAAAGCTCTAGTCGCGTATGGATATGTTGATAGAGCGTTGCAACGCCGGTCGTGTAGCCGAGCGAAGACGTACCGACCGGCGGCGTTACGGTAACGCGGTATTCTGTAGGCGCCGAAAGCGTTTGCACTGCCTGAACGATGCCCCATGCCGTGTTACCGAACGCGTCAATTGCGTTGATAGCGTCGCCCACGGACGGCTCAAAAGCGCGCGGCACCGCTACGCCTGCAAAGCGAATATCAAGGCTTGTTTGACTGTTTACTACATCGACAACAACGGTTTCAGACTGCTCCGAAAAGTCATCGATGCTGAAGCTGCGGCGCTGCTGCCAAATCCAAGGCTCATCGCGTGCGCCTAACAGCAAGCGCTTGATGCTGCTAATTGCGATGCACGTCGACGGCTTCTGATATTTGCTCCAGGCGTTGGCCCGGCGAGAATAGACAAAAAGCTCGCTGGGGAATGTTGACGCATCTGACGGAAAGCCTAAAAAATATTTCTGGTCTTCTTCGAAAGCCCCGCCAATGGTTAAGTCAAAAAGCGTTTGCCTGTCTGCGAATGTGCTGGCTGACAAGGCTTCGCGCACGGTAAAATCGATCGCGCCAGACACGCGCCGCTTGCTGCTTTCGGAAAGCGCCATGATGCCCTGGTCAAAAAGGCCGTAAAGCTCATTGTCAAGCTCCGCCAGGCTTTCAGGCGCCAGCAGATCAAGCGTCGGGTCAAGCTCTTGCACCCGAAAGTTGGTGATGTCCGTACCTGTCAGCCGAAACCATCCGTCACGCTTAAAAATCAGCAGACTGTTTCGCAGCCGGCGAATGCGTGTGATTGGCGCATCAGAACCAACTCTAAGGCTGCGAAGCAACGGCACTGCCTCGGGCTGATCGGGCTTGGAAAACGCCAGGCCGTTGGGAATCTCGTCGGTTTCAGAGTTTATGGTGCGCCCGTCAAGGTCGCCCGCTTCGTCTGCAAAAGGCGCATTTGCTCCTGTCACGCTTGACGAAAACGCCACGCCAAAAGGCTGGTCGGTAAGCGACCGCAGAACAATGCGGCGCTTTGGTTCGGCCGGAAAATAGGCGTTTGTGCGCTTGTTTGCCGTTAGCGAACTCGCGCGTTCGGCCGCAACCGCATAGACGCCGTGAGTGTCGCTAAACGCATTGATTGCTGCGACGAGATACGAAACCAGCGCCTCCGACATGCTCTCGCTTGCAGACACCGCGCCCCACGTTGCTACGATCGCAGCGCTTGACGCATAGTTTTGCATCGATATTTGCGGCGTGTCCGAACACGTAAGAACGACAGTCGACGTGCCAATGATCGTGACCGTGTCCGCTGCGGTAAAATTGTTGGACCCGTCGTCCGTGTTGTTCAGCGGGTTGGCAAAAAACGACAAAAACTCGCGCTTTGGCTGCGCAAAAAACACGTGGTTTTGGAATAGCTCTATGTCAGAGCAAACCGGCGGCACGTCGTTTGCCTCTGCAATCCCGTCAGCCGTGGGGCTCGTGTAAAGCAGCAGCGGGGCGCCGTTGCTTTCAAGCGCGGGAACTTCTTCCGACGGAAAATCGTCGTTAAACGCCACGTTTCCCGAAGCAATGTCTGACGATGTCAGCACCTTGCTTGCTATAAAAAACATCTCGTCTGTGGGCAGCGCCAGCGCTGAAGCGTCTGCAAGAATCGGATCGCGCGAACGATAAAGCGCGATCACGTCGCCAGCCTTTGCGTCCGCTGCCAACTGCACACCCACGCCAATAAGCTCATGGCCAGCAGATGGCGTGTCGGCCGAAGTCAGTACATAGCGACCGCTTGGCGGCGATATTTGGATGCGCCCGTCTGCAAACTTGCGGATGTTGACCGCGCGATAGGCAAGCGCTCGCGAGGCGGGAAGCACTGTATCGCCTCCCGGGCTTGACGGGATCATCAGCGTAAACGATGGCGGGAGAAGCCCGGCGCGCTCCTGCGTTGCCCAGCGATATACGCCGTCAACCGCGGTCACGTACACGCCGGCATTTGTCCGAAGAAAGCGCACTTTGGCCGCGCCGTCTGGCTTGGCCTTGATTAGGCCCGTTCCCTGGAAGCCGCCTGTTAGCTGATTAGTCTGGAAAAACTCGTCTGTATCCCAATGGCCAGCAATGTCAACCGGGTTTCCGTCCGGCGAAAGGTCAAAAATCTGCACCGCTCGCAACGTGTCGGGCGAAAACGTCTTGCCGCCGTCGGCGCCGGCCACTGTGAACCCCCGCCGGACTTCTGCGACACCTGGGCGCTCAAAATCGACATTGTCGGCCGTCGCAGCGCTTCCGCGGGGGCGCACAAGCTCGCTCGGGTCCGTGTGCAGGCCCAGCAGGGCTGGCGTGGTTTCCTGGGCCATTCTACCACCTCCCGCGGCGATAGTAGCCGGTGCCGGCAAGGCGCAGCGGCGAAGACCGATTGACCAGAATTTCCGGTTCGCCGCTGACGCGAGGCGAAAGAAGGTCGCGCATGGCTTGCACTTCATCTTTAAGCCTCAGTTGCGCGCCCTGGGCCAGCTGCGAGGTTGGCTTTTGGCTTAGCAGGATGTTGACCGCGGTGTGCTGCGCCACATACGAGTGCATTTCCAGCGGCACTTGCGGCACGGGCGATTGCCCTGACAGCGCCACAAACTCGCCGGCAAGCGGCACCTGCGTGCCAGCCGGCGCGGCTGCAAGCGTGATGTCTGACCCGCTTACGCCTTGGATTTCGGCGTCGATAAGCCGCGGCCGGAAGCTTGGGGGCTCTAGCGAGATGAGGTCAACCCTGGCCCCCGTGACAAAGCCTGTGGGCGGAGCCGCTGTGCATGTGATCACGGCGCCCGCAATGCTAACGACCTCCGCGCAATTAGACACTTCGACAAGGCGCCCGGGACGCAGAAAATAGTAGACGCGCAAAAGACCCTGCGTCATGCCGTTTGCAAGGAACAGCCTGTCGCCAGACAAGCGGAAATAGCCGCCAACAATGATGCCGCGCTCCGCTTCCTGCGGCGTGCTCAGCTGCGCAAGCGTCGCAAGCGACCGTTCATCGTCGCCCTGCGTGTATTGCACATCGCGCACCTGCCCCATGGTGCGGGGCGGCACTGGGTAACTTGTGTTCGGGCTTACCGTGTAGTCAACGAAGGTTTCCTGATAGCCCATGCCAAAATTGCGCAGCCGGGCCATGCAATGCGTACGCACCACACTGTCAGCCTCGCGCAGGATTGCAGGCGAGTCCCACGTGTTTTGATCCGTGGTCAGCATAGCGCGCTGGCGAACTTCCGTCAGCAAGTCGGCTGTCGTGTAATCGTTCGCCATGCGCTGCCCTTTCTAGGGCCCCACCCTATCGATTGACCTCGTTGGGGATATGGGGACGGACGCCAAGGGAAGAATTGACGCTCGACAAGGTGGGGCTGATGTTCATTAGCGGGCCGGGCCCCGAAGGGTGTAGACGGTCCGCGTGGTGGTCCCCGTGACAGTGCCAATGGTTAGCGCCGCTGGGGTAGTCACGTTTTTGTCAACCTGCACTAGGTCGCCAAGTACGCCGGGGAAAAACGTTAGCGACACGATAGCGCCCGCTGCCGAAGCAACGGCTACCTGCTTGACCAGCGCCTGCGCGTTAAGCGCCGCAGCCAGCGACGCAGCTGTGCCTGCATCCGTTCCGGTGATTTCGTACTCGTCTGTGCCCGGTGAGCTTGCCACCGCTTCCAGGGTTGCCGCGCCTACTAGCAGCTCATCGCCTGCCGTAGTGTCACCGTCGGACACCGTAATCGGCACGGTCAGACTGCCCGTGTGCAGCTCAACGTTTCGCTTCTTGGTGCTGGCTGATTCTTCGAGCAACGCCGCCAAACGCACGCACCCTTGACCGCCATTTGTGGCCTCGGCGATCAAGCGTGCGGCAATGCTGGCGGCGTTCTCGCCCGGCTCATGCCTCACTAAGATGGTGCTGACCTCAGCCATTAGGCCCCGGGGTCCGCAGGTGCAAGCACGTTGGTGATGATGCCCTGCGACGCTGGATGGTAGCAAAGCATGGCAAAGCGCGAAAAGCTTTCCGCCTGGAAGCCCGAAGATCCTTCAAGCTTCTGGAAAAACTTTCCGTCCTCGCCAAGGTCTTTCAGCATTGTGTCGATGTCTTGGGACCCTGGGCGCCCCCAGTCGTCTGGGTTGATAAGCGCGCCCTCCGACTGTTTCATGTAAATCGACGGCTCAAATTGAAGCACGCCGTTTTGCGCGACGTATTCGATTACTTCGTTGCCAAGCTCGCCCGTGCCTCGACGGTACGACTTGTCAAAGCGGCGCAGCGCGGCGAGGTCGGTGTTGGCCTGTTCCCAGACGGTGTGAGACACCAGGAACACCATGCGTTCAGTCTGGCCGAACCCCACGCAAGCAGCAGCCAGCTGCGCCACGTCGTTAAACGCTAGCGCCTGATTGTTGTTGTCGCGGGCCTGGCCTCGCATGACGTCATAGTTGGCCGTGTTGATTCCGAACAGCGTTGAGGGGCTGCTAAGAATGGCCATGATTCCCGGATGCATGTTGTACACAATCGCCGGGGTTGCATCGACAGAGGCCGACCCAAGAAAATAAAGCTCATCGTCTGCTGCAAGGTTGCCTAGATCGGTCGCGTTGCCGCTAATGGTAAGGGTGCGCGTTGAGATATCAACGGCTGCAACCACGATCGGCGCGTTTGCTGTTACCGTAGCCGGGGTACCTGGCTCGATAACCGTAAGCGGCCGGTTTCGAGCGCCGGCCCAAATTCCGGTTGCCCAGCTGGCTGCGCTCACAACGATGGTCGCCGTTGTCGCCGGCGAGCCTGCGTAGGTCACAGACTCGATCACGCCAATGTTGCGTTGGCCGTGAATTGCCAGAATCTCGCGACGCTTGGCGTGCGTGCGATAAAGCTGGCTAATCAAACGCGTGTAAAAGCGCTCGAAAGCCTGGTCGGACTTAATCGCCGAGGCAAGCAAGCCCTGCGCTACAAGCGCTCGCAGCACGACCTCAGTTTCCGCGATGTTCGGCTGGATGTACTCCGCTGCGCGCGCATCATTGTAGTTGTAAATGGTGCTGGCGTTGGTGCCGTGCGCGAGGGTAAATCCTTCCTCTTCAGTGGCCTGAATTGAAAAATGCAGGCCGTCCTCACCGCCTCCGTTGTCCTCAAACTCAATCATCCGAAGGACTTTTACGGCATCCGGGGAGCCCAGAACTGGCGCGCCCTTATCATAGACGCGTTTGAGCATGCCGTTTGCGGTCACGCCCGTATTCGCTGCACTCATTGCATTACCTCATGAAAACCTGGTTGCGATCGTTCAACGTGGTCAGCGCTGCGACGTTCGCGCCCGGGGTCCTCATGAGGATCGGCAGCGTGAAAGTATAGGTGCGCTAAACCGATGCACTGCTTAGCCATGCAAGGCGCGGATCCCGTGGGGACGCTGCCGCTTACTGGCGTTTCGCAAAGCGCTTTGGCTTAGTTGTGGTGACACGGTAACATGACGCTCCTCGCGGAGCAAGCGTCAGCGAAAATCATCCAGCGTGGCTTTGCCGCGCTCGATCATTTTGACCTCTTTGGGTGTCAACACGCGCTGTTGCTTGCGCTGACCGCTTCGCCCTCGCGACGCGGCCCCGTCGCTAGGCCCGGGCTTCTGCGGCACAAATCCCCCGACGCCCCCTTTTTTGCGCTTCGCTTTGTACTCCGCAACGAGCGCCGCGTTAACTTCGTTGACAAGCTCGCGCCCCAGTGTGTCGAGCAACGCCTTTCCCTTAAGGCTCTTTAGCGATCCGCTAATGGTGCCCTTAAGCTGCTCGGCAACGTCGCCCACAAATTGCGACGGGTCAATTTCGCGCACGTCCATGCCGGCCTCGCGGTGCTCGCGGATTTTTTCGGCCATAAGCTTGTGAGCGAGCGGCACATCCGGGATGCCCGCACCCCTGAACGAATCGATGATTGCGGGATGCAGCACGCTGCGAAAATATTGGACAGTTTCCTGTTGCGCGCGGCGTTTTTCCTCCGCCTCCAGCTGCGCGCGCTTTTGCTCGAGCATTTGCTGTTGACGCAGAAGCTGTTGATTGTGCTCATAGACCCGGCGGGTCTCGGGATCCATGTTCTCAAGTTCCCAGCGCGTCGCTACGCGCTTGGCGGCGATTTCGTCGGGATTCAGGCCAGCCTGCTCTAGCGTTGACCATGGGTCGTCTAGCAACTGCTTTCGCAGCGCTTCGGCTTCGCGTTTGGCGGCTTCGGCTTCGGCGCGCAGCTGCCGGGCTTCCTTAAAGCGCTTGTCCGCGCCCTGCGCATACCGCGCTTGATTTTGAAGCTTGACGATTTCATCCGGCGTGGCCTTGCGCCACTTGCCGTCAACGGTAGGGATGACAATTTCGCCGGGCGGCTTGTCGAGGTCTGCGACGTCTGCGGCGTCGGGGGCGGGTGCATTGCCGTCAGCCGGCGCTTCGCCGGCTTTTTGGCGTGCGCTCGGAGGCGCGGCGCTTGCATCGCCGTCCGTGGCTACTGGCGCATCGTCGCCAAACACACCAGCCACCAAATCCTGCCACGATGGCGTGGGCTCACCCCCCAAGTCGGCGCCAGGGGCGCCTGTCTCGATGTTAGCGGCGCCTGCGTTGTCCGTTGATGGCGCTTTGTCAACGATTTCGCGCCCCGTAGGGCTTTCGACTGGCGCGCCCTGCTGATTTGTGTCTCCCATTTTTCCTCCCTAGTTTGGCATGTTAACCGCGGGGCCCGCCGGCACCTGCCCCGTCACCGGGTCGGTCGGCTGCTCTGCTTCCAGCTGCTGCATCATGCTTCCCTGCGGTGGCATGTCCGCGCCGTCGCCCCCGTCTTGATCGGGCGGGGGCATTTCCGCCCCGCCCTGCGCGGCCTGTTGCGCCATTGCGATCAAGCGGCGAATCTGGCCGCTTGTCGACTCCGGCAGCACGTTCTCGCCCTGCCTCGCGATGTAATCCATGACCGCCTTGAAAACGACGGGGTCTTCGCGCGCGTCGAGGTCATCGAGCACCTCCTTTGCGCTTAGAATCATGAAAGCGGGGTCATCGGTGGGCAGCACTACCGGGATCTGGCCACGCGTGAGCTTGTCTCGCACTTGCTGCGCCACACGCTCGCGTTTCGAAAGCGGGTCAAGAATGATATCGAGGTTACCGGTGCGCAGAAACTCGACGTAGGTCGCTATTGGCACTTCGCCGCGCAAATCATCGGCGAGCGACTGGCGCCCGGTGGGGCTGTTAAAAAGCGGGTTGACAACCTCAACGCGCACATCCTCGACTGCCTGCAAGTCTTCAGGCTTGAACTCGACGCGCTTTGCGTCTGACGGCCCTTCGCCGCGCGCATCCACAATCACGCCGGTAAACGTGCCTTGCGCAAAAGTCTTGTAATTTGCAAGCGCAATCTTGCCGGTTTTTTCAACCATGTCATGCCAAGTGCCCTGTCCGCTTGCGTGAAACTCAAGAGCCGACATTTTTAAAAGCGCAAGCGCTTTGCCGGAAAGTGATTCCTTGCCTGGCAACTGCCCTGTCATAGCCTCGGGCACGCCCACAATGTCGCGCTGCCCCGAAGCAAAGCGATCAATCATTGCAAACTCGCCAGGGTCGGTAAAAAACAGCTGCTTGTATTTTAGCCCCATGCCCCCCGTCTGCGCGTTGTAGCGAATGACCTTCGGCCCATCGGGAAGCGTCTCCATGTCAGAGCCCTTATCCATGCATAGGGCGCCGTATTGCAGCGCATCGTGGCGCGTGACAATACTTGACAATACCGAGTCCATAACTCTTTGCGGGGCAAGCGCATCGCAGCCCATAGAGTAGCCGTTGCCGGTATCGATGAGCTCAGCCGGCGTCATGACAGCAACGGGAATTTGCGTGTATGTGAGCGGCTTAATGTCAAAGATAAGGTCGTCTTTTAGATACAGCGCTTGGCGCCCGTCAGGAAGCGCCGACGTTTCCTTGTGGAACCAGTGAAACACCGGCACCATTTCTTCCTCAAGAAACGCTGACGCTTCGTCGATTTCGTGGCTGAGACGCTGCCCGAGCTGAATGTCGCACGCCATGCGCGAGATTTCTTCCGCAAGTTCTCGGGCTTCTTCTCGCGCTTCTAGCAGCAAAGCGCGATCCTCGTCTTCAATGTCAGCGCCGACCGTTTCCAGCTCGTCGATGTCTTGGTCGGCTATGCCAAAGCGCGCGGCAAGGTCGTATTTGTTTTCAAACACGCGCGCGCAGAGCCACTGCGCTTTGCTCCAATGGCAACCCATGGGTCGCACGATGTCGAGCGGGCCCAAAGCGTGATACTGATTCTGCCCCGTGCGATTTAAAATCTTGCCCTTTTGGTCCACCGCGGCCACCGGCCCCGCTTTTGGGTCCCACTGCACAAACACGCCCCCCATGGTCAAAGCGTTGGCGCGCTCGGCTGCGCGGTAAAGCTCGGTCTCGCCGCCAAGCGTTTTCATGTCGAATTCAAGCGCGGCCTTTGCTTTTTCGGTCGCCTCCCGCGTGCGCGCATCCTTTTCAAGCGCGATGGGCTTGTATGCGGGGCGCTGCGCGGTTACAAGTGTAGTTACATGGGAAACCAGTTGTCGAAACTTATTTAGAGACGTCAGCACGACTTCGCCCTGGCGTCCTGAGAACTGCACATGGCTTGACAGCTTCATTTGCGCGTCGGGTGTGTACCCGTAATAGGCAAGGTAAAGCTGCCGGATGACCTGATAATGCCGCGAGCTGCATAAGACGCCGTAAAAGTCGCGAATCGTTGTCCCAAGCTCTTGGCCGAGCTGATCGTCTGGCTTGGCGGCCCAATACTCGCGCGCTGGTCTCATGGTCTACCCTTGGTTTCGTAGAAAATTCCACAAGTCTGCGCCGGCGCTTCCCGTGGATTTTCTAATGACACCGTGACTTTCTAGCATATTGATCTGTAGCTGATCCATGTTCGCGCGCATCGGCTTAGGATTCCGCTGTTCATTAACGTTTCGGACCATGTAAACCATGCAATCGATTAGATCACAGTGCCCCATGCCTTTGATGCGGTCGAACTCGACGAGGTCGCCCTGCTGGCTCTTGCGCCACGTGCCCGCCACGATCTGCGTTATCAGATTTTTACAGTTTGGCCACACTTCGATTCGGCCTTCCGAAAACCAATCGCGCACCTTGTTGACCGCGGCGTGCTTGCCGGCTTTGGCCGTCGGGGCCACCTGGATACCTGCGTCTATAAGGTCCCGCACAAGATTAAGGTCAACGTCAGAAAAGCCTTCAACCTGGCCCTCTATCTGATCAAGCGGGGACGGCCAAAGCCTTTGAATCGAGCGTTCAATGTCAGCGGTAAGCGGCCGCTCTAGCAACGCCTCGGACGTAATGACAAGGGTGGCGCGCTCGAAGTCGTAGAATCCGCCCAGCACCCCCGTTAGGTTCTGATCATCGTTGCCCGGGTCAATTGTCCAAATCCGGTGAGCCCAGCGGGGGATGGCCTCCTGCTTTACCCACGGCAAGCGCTCGTGGTGGATGCTCACCGAAAACTCCGGCACTTCAATGCGCCCATCGTCGTGAAAAATAAGCTCGCCGGCGTCCGGCGTTGCTTCGGGAATAATGGCGCGGTCTGGGTCAGTAGCCCAAACCGGAAAACGTTCCAGCCGGGCGCGCAACGCCTTGGCCTTGTTTTTCTGCGTGATGGATCGGATAATGCGGTCGCGCTGCTTTTGCGTAAGAAGCGGGTTGTCAAGCGACGATGCAGCGAAGTACGCGCCATGCTTATCAGCCTCCAAGGCGTAGTCCCTAAACGGATGCATGGGCGACCTTGGCGACGTCGAGTTCAGCACCGTGCTCCCGCCCGTGTGCGTGTAAACGCCTTCCAAAACCTGATCAAGAAAGTATTCAAGATCGACCTTTACGAAACCCGCTTCGTCAAGTATGACGCCGTGCTTAAAGGGGCCGCGCGCGCGGTCGATCTGGTCGTTTTCGGCGCCTACGAGAATCAGCTCGCTGCCGTTGTGATACCGAATAACGCCGGTTGATTCGTTGTGCTTTGGCTTGTACTTCTCAGGGCATTGCAGCGCCATGACCTCTTCCAAGCTGTTAAGCTGGAAGCCCGGCGGCTTGGTGTACCACCAAAAACCAAAGTTCGGGACCACAATTTCACGCACCGCAATCTTTGTTGCGGCAACATAGCTGACACGTGCGCCAGGGATAGCCCGGCAAAGCATGTCGTAATAGCCGATCCAGCCGTACGACTTGCCCCACTGACGGCCGATGTGGCTGACAAACGGAATGTCTGCCGGCGCGGCATCCTTGCGGCGAATCATCGCGCGTTGTCCGGAATGCAAGCGCCAAAACAAATCGCCGGTGCGCCAGGATTCTTCGGCCATCTGCCGGATGTTGCCCAAGCGGTCGACGGGCTTTGTGGCGCTGTCCCAACGTCGAGGGAAGGGGTGCATGCTACCTGCGCTTAGCCCGCTTGCTCAGGACCGGGGCGCCGTTGTCGTCGAGGTCGATCATGTTTTGCGGCTCGATATCGCGCCCGCTTGTGTGCGTGACCGTTTCCAGCTGCCTAGTGATCGCCTCGGTAAGGCCGCCCTCCGGAAGCCGTGGGACGCCTCCGGCCATTGCCTGGGCAGTCATGGCGGCGCCAGCGGCCGCGATTCCCCTGTTCTGCTCTGCGACTTCCTCTCGCCGCGCTGCCCATCCCAGAACCGCCTTAGCAACCTCGGCGCGCACCTTGTTGACCCGTGCCCAATCCTCAGCCACCTCTATCTCGGGCACGTCCCGTTGCGCCAGGATGTCAGAAAACACCGCGACGCTTTGCGCCTGCAATGCTGCGCGATGCGCCAAAAAGGCGTGCTCTTCGGCATCGATTAGATGCGCGAGGTACCGGCGCACAAGCGGCTTGCCCATCCAAGAGCGCACCGTTTTTAGGTCGGTTTGAATGGACTCGCCAATTGCAGCGTAAGTGTAACCGTCCACCATTAATTGAACCGCGCGCCGCTGCTTTGCTGTCAGGTGCAGACGAAAATCTTCCGGCAGCTCCACCTCAGCGTCAAGCCTTGCGTCCCAGTCGCGCGGAACGCGTGTGCTCACTTTCGGGCCCTTAGCCATCGCCTCGGCCAACGTTGCGCATTCGGCCAAGCTTTAGCGGCTCCAGCTCTCCCCCTGCGCCGTTCGCCTCGGCACCCGCAAGCGGGTTTGCGTCAAGCGGCCCCCTATGCGTCCATCCATAATGGATCTGGATCCGCTGAAAAAGCGCACTGTGCTGGTCAGCGACTCGCTCAAAAGCCGCTACCTTTTCGGCAAGCTCAGCAAGCTTTGGAGCGCTGTTTACATCGTCGAGACGCTGGCATATCAGAGGCCAAAAGATGACGGTGGCGAACGTCGCAAGCGCCAGGCCATAGAGCATTAGGCTTGCCGCCACGTTTACAAACGCAAGCCCAACAGCAGCCAGGGAAAGCGCGGACGCGGCCGCAAAAGCGCGGCTTAGCGACAACGTCACTGCGGCCCTCCATACGTCTTCAGCATGCATGATTGCAAGGCGGCATCCGTGTATCGAGCAATGCCGAGGTCGCTGACGTCTGCGTGCGGCTTGGCGTCGGTTGGCTGCCAACTATCATCAACGGTGTGCACGCGACCGGCTACGTCAACGCCGATGCGCATCCAATGCAGCCGGTTGCCACTTCGAGTGCACATCACGCCCCACGCCTTGATTTCGGGGGCAACCTCAGGCGGGGCCGCTTCCGCTTCTGCTAGCGCTTCCGCAGGCGCCTCGCGTGTTTTTTCAGGCGTCAACGGGGCACTGTCCCAACGCCTTCTCTGCTTCCCCATGATTTCCCTCGCTGCTGTTGATTAGGCCAGCCTGGCGCAGCTGATCCCACTGATTCGCCTCAAGATCCCAAAGCGACCCGTCGCGACCGTTGCGGTCTAGCGGGTTAACGCTGGCGTGATCGGTCATATCGGGGTCTGGATGCAAATGCCCCTGAAACTCCAGCCTTTCGGCCAGCGCCTGCGCAGATTGCACCTGCTCCGGCGAAAGCGCCAGACCTGGCCGCACCACAAAGCCAATGCCGATAGCATTGCGATTGATTGGGCCGTGCGTAAAGCCGCGCCGGCGCAACACGCCGCCCCTCCAGGCCAGCGGCCACAAACTGCGCGGATGTAGGCGTTTTTCCGCGGCCGCTTCGTAGCGCTCGAACCATTCGCCGGCGGCTTCGCGATTGCGAGCTTGATTCCACCATCGATTATAGCGCCCACGGTAAGCGCTGCGCGCGTGATAGAGCATGCGCGTAGGCTCGCAAACCTGAAGCACCTCGCCGTCTCGCCCAATGTCGTAATGATGGCCTTGGTCGCCCATGCGGCCAGTTTCGTAGACCCAACGCAGCGTTGCGAGGTAGGGGTCTGCGTGCATGGCGTAGCGGCCCGGGGCCGCCGTCTGCGACCGCTGTTCGTGGCGACGGCCAAAAATCGCAGCGCCCCCCGAATGCCAAATAATTGCGCTAGCGGGCTTGCCTCGCAGCAAAAAATCAGCGTTGCGAGGGTGCACAGCAGCCAGCATTAGACGCCCAGCTTTTCGCGGGCTCGCTGCAAATCCTCGCGAGCCCTGTTGCGCCGTTCACGCTTCTTGGTAGGCAACGCCACGTTTGCCCACGCCCGCGCCAGCAATGCGGCCGCTTGCAGCTTGTTAATCCACGCCGACAATGTGTGCCCCAACCGAAACATATTCCCGATACCACATTTCGCACTCTTGCAATTTCGTTAGCGAAAGCGAAAGAGCGCGGCCCTGCCCTGGCGTGACACCCTCCGCGTCGCGAAGCGCGTTAATCTTAGACGAGAGCGAGTCAATGTCCCCAAGAATGCCATCCATGTCACGCCCCCTTTAAGGCCTTTTGTAAATCGTCACGCAACCTAACGGCCGCGGGGCGCGTAATGCTCAGCGAATCGCTTGCGAGGTTGAGCTCTAGAAAGCCGCCGCGGTCGATCACGCTAACGTACCGCGTCTGATCCACGGTGCGCATAGCTGGCTCGTCAAACGACAGCCCAGCCATGCGCTCTTGCCTCCGCGAGCTATTTGCAGTCACCCTTACCTACCGGCTTACCCTGCTTTCCCTTTTTCGTGCTGTATGTGCGTTTGATTGGCGACTTTTTGCCGCCTTTGCCCTTCATCATCTATCAGCCTCCGGATCCACGAAACACGCAGCATGCGCTTCCGATGCGTACTGCGTGGCTAAAAGTGCACTGGTTTGCACGCTAACGCAACAATCCTCGCAATCAACGGCTTCGCTGAGCGCTGTTCCTATCTGATCGGCCGCGCGCCCTATCGCAGCGCACGCGTGCTGAACATCGACATATTGCGACGGGGCACCGCATGCGCTCCAAAGCGGCCCAAAAGCGAGCAAAATGCGAACAAAGCTCACGCGTCCCCCCCTGGCTTAGACTGACGCTTTGGCGGCACGCCGGTGCCCAATGTTTGCGCGACGGCCTCAAGGGCAGACAGCACGGCCACAAGGCGCGCCCATCCTTCGCCTTGCTCAAACCTGGGCAACAACGCTCGAATGACCGGGCGCAAGGCGAGCGACAAAGCGCTAAACGCTAGGATGATTTCAAGCGCCACCGGCGCCCATTGCTGGACAATTTCAGGGTGGTTCACGGCTCGCCTTTCGTTTTCGCGGCGGTTATCACGTGCGCCGATACCACCCAATGCATATGGGTATGTAGGCACTTGTCAACGCTTAGCGAAACTACGCGCTTGTCATCTGACCAAAGCACGCCCTTTGCTGCGTCGAGCACAAGCTTCGCAAAATTATCAACGTCGCCGCGGCCGAAGTAGTCAATGCAAGCGTAAATTGCAACGCGGTACCATGCTTGCTTTGGCCATTCCTCGCCCGTCCGTTGCTCCCACTGCTGACGCGCCGCTCCCAGAATGGTGTGAATGACCTGCTTTTCAACGCGCGTTTCTGTCGGCGTGCGCCCCTTGCGACCGGTGCCTTCGTGCCGCTTCCAAGTCACCGGCGGCCGCTCGATTCGAGCAAAAATCGGGGCGACCTGGCCGCCATGCGCGGCGTGAATTTTGTTTAGCTCGCGCTCGACTTTGCCTGCGTAAGCTTCAACATCTTTGCCCATGCTTCCCCCATAGCCAGCCGCTCTGCGTCGCTTGCGTAGTGCTCTAGCATGTGGACGATTGCATGGCCAACGGAGCGCTCTGCGGCCCTTAAATCGTCGCGGCATTTCGCAGGCAATGCCACGCATCGGCGCTTGTCAGCAATGGCGCCGCGAAGCGCGTACAGCGCTCCCAGCGCTTCGGAATCAACGTTGCTCGGCATGCTTCGTTGTCTTTCTTGCGGCGCGCCCAAGTCGAACCCCTGAAGGGCTTGCCGGCGCCCGCACGGTGGGGCGCGTTTCGTCCACCCCCTTTTGCGATTCGCACCATGGCGCGTCCGATGTCAAGATGTAAATGCGGCCGTCAACGATTTTTCGCGTAATGCTCACAGCGCATGCGCTCCGAACAAGTGGGCCACGCCGTAATAAGACGCATCACGCACCTCGCAGCATTCACGCGCGTATGCAGGATCAGCGTGCAACCGGCCGCACTCGTGACACTCGAATACCATGCCCTGGCGCATCGCTTCCCAAAGCACGTCCTGCGTGTAATCAACCTCCCAGTGATCGCGCATCGCTTCCTCCAAGGCGTCTGGCGCGTCAATGCCTAGCCGAATCATGGCCACAAGCATTCGCTCCGGACGCGTGCGCGCGCTTTCGCTTTCGTATTGCGTTTGACTCATCGTTGCCTCCCGTGTGTGTGGCCTAAGCATAAGCCATTGAACGCGCGGACGCAACACTTTTGGACGGCGCCTAGGTCATTTTCTTCGGTTCCATGGCAGAAACGCATCGATGAAAGCAAGCGTGGGAAACGTGCCGCTAAACTCGACTGCGCGATCGTCAATGGTCAGCCATGCCGCCGGCTTTTGCCTTGGCCAGCTCACGCGGTGCACCAGGTGACTAGCGCCGTGCGTGTGCAGGTAATTCGCCATGCATCGGAGCCCAGCGTATTCGCGCGAGCGGCTTGAATAGATGGCGACACGGAAACCCGCTTGCAAGAGCGGTGTCGATGAAGTCAAAAGCGCCAGGCACCGGCGGATCGTCTGCGCTTTCAATGCCCTGCCAGCCGCTCGTGTAGCTGTGGATAACGCCGTCGAAATCGAGGCAGACTAAGCGCCCCCTGCCTTCGGGCCAGTCATCTGCGCTCACTGCCACATGCGCCCCCTTGTGTGCGAGAGTAGCGCATAGCAGGCGGCCGCGTCAACCGTCCGCCTTTTGCGCACTTTCCGGGTCGCCTGGCAGCCAAATCAGGTCGCGCTTCGGAAACCGCTCGCGACATTCCCAGCATGTAAAACCGGTTCCCGCCGGCAACCCCAAGACTTCGCCGCGCCTTAAAAAATCGCTTAACGGCCGGTCGCACCCGTCGCAGCGTATCAGCTGCCACGTCACTTGCGCACCAGCCGCTCGCGCCCTTGCGCGTCACGCTCGACTACGATGCGCGGCATCGCTTGCCAACGCTTGCGGCACGCAGCGCACAGCCAACGCCCCTTCGCACAAACGCGACCGGCCGTAGCACTCACGCGCGCCACGACCGCGCCGCAAGATGCGCACGGAATGGCTGTCATGAGCGCTCGACGTCTAAGCGCCAGCTGCGGAAATTCCGCGAGCCAAACACCATGAAATCCGCGGCGTCGTGATGCACGCGCACGGCGAGCTCGCGCTGCGCTTGCCAGTCAATGTCCGGCGACCTTAGCAAGGCAGCCACGACGTCAAGCGCCTTTGCCGGCGCCACTCCAGGGGCGGCGTGCACAATCAATTTGCGCAGCTGCCTGCCTGTCATTCGACCCCCATTAACTGCCACGGGTCAAGCTCGCCCCCGCTCAGATCATGCAACCGCTTCGCAACCGCAGGGCTTGC